ACTATGTCAATATGGGATTAGACGTAGGTGTTTACTTTGGAGATAGAAAAGAGTTCGGACGTACACATACTATATGTACTTGGCAAAGTCTTAATATCCTACTCAAAGGATCAAGAAACCAATCAGTGGACATAACAATAGATGAGTTTATTCAAGATGTTGTCTGTGTTATGGTTGACGAAGTACACATGGCCAAAGCAGACGCACTAAAAACTTTGTTAACAGGAGTTATGAGTCAAATACCTATACGTTGGGGACTAACAGGAACTATACCCAAAGAAGAATATGAACGTATGAGTCTTAAATGTAGTATAGGTGATGTGATAGGAAAGTTATCAGCTAATGAATTACAGCAAGAAGGAGTGCTGGCTAACTGTCATGTAAATATTGCTCAACTAGTTGACCATGCAGAATATAACGGATATCAAGAAGAATTGAAATATTTGTTAGGTAACGAGGATCGATTAGAATATATAAGCAAGTTAATTACTAAAATTAAAGCTAGTGGTAATACGTTAGTGTTGGTAGATAGAATAGCACCAGGTAAGATGCTTGAGGAATTGATCCCAAACTCGGTGTTTGTATCAGGAGCAACTAAAGCACAAGCAAGGAAAGACGAATATGACGAAATTGCAACTATGGACGGTAAGGTTATTATTGCTACTTACGGTGTGGCCGCTGTGGGCATTAATATACCTAGAATTTTCAACCTCATCCTCATCGAACCTGGCAAGAGCTTCGTCAGAGTTATCCAGTCGATCGGTAGAGGTATCAGAAAAGCAGAAGATAAAGATTTTGTTCAAATCTGGGATATAACATCTACCTGCAAATTTGCCAAAAGACATTTAACAACACGCAAGAAGTTTTACAGAGAAGCCAACTATCCATTTGAAGTTGATAAAATAGAATGGAAATAACTGTTGACAGACACAACTCAGTCACTTATAATAAGGGTAATATGCAAATACTTACATTAGATAATACAAGATACGATCTAGACACACTGCCAGATGAAATAGAAGATATGCGTTTTAGCATATTAGATAATAGAGATCCAACTGATCCTGATTATCATTGGATTCCGTTGATCTTTCTAGAAAGTTTTAATTCACCAGCACTGGTCTTAAAGATAGGCGAACACACTATTAAAATGCCTGTAGATTGGCAAATATTAATTGGCGAACCTGATGTGGGTGATTTAGAAGTACTACCATTGACATCAATCAATGACAGAGGATTTAGAGCATTTCAGTTTAATAGTTTAACTGACTTTCGTCCTAGTTTTTTAGACATCGAGATAGTTGACGTTTATCAAGATGTGTCGTGGTACAGTCCCAAATTAAAGAACGGACAATTATTGGCAGTGCCATTGAACGACGGACCTAAGCCCGAGTGTTGTTATTTTGTTAAAGACATTAGTCGTAACTGTGAAATTGTTAATTATCCTTTATCTTTCTAATGGCAAACACTGATCCTTTATATATTGGTAATGAAATGGCGGCATATGATCGCAAAGACAGAGACTACTATGACAAGTTTACTGATGAACAAAAGAAAAAGTTTTCAACTTATCTAATGTTGCGTTATGGTGCTAGTGTAAGTGGCAATGCTGATTTACAGGCATACTATTTAATGGCAACTAACAAGTTTGTCAATAAACACTTCTTTGACCTAAACAAACATACAAAACTACAATGGTTAATGTGTACAGCAGTTAGTCCAAACATGGGCAATCAGTTTCATTATTGGTTAGCGGCTAAAAAGAAAGAAGGCAAATCAACAAACAAAGAAAGAAAAGTAGTTAGTGAACTATATCCAAATATGAAGTCAGATGAGATTGATATATTTTTATCAATGAATGATAAGAAAGCAATTAAGGCACACGTAAAAGAGTTAGGATGGGATGACCAGCGAATTAAAGCAGACCTTTAAATGTAATTATTGTGAAAGATCATTTGCTAGAGAAAGCACACTAGCAGTGCATGTCTGTGAACAAAAGAAACGCTTTCAACACAAAGATGATCCTGCGAGTCGTATGGCATTTCAGAGTTATATAAAGTTCTATGAGATAGCACAGGGTTCAGCAAAACAAAAAACATTTGAAGACTTTGCTACATCGGCATACTATAAGGCATTTATAAAATTTGCTAATTATTGTGTTAATGCTCGAGTTATTAACACTATCAGATTTACTGAATGGTTATTGAAAAATAACAAGCGTATAGATTATTGGGGCAGTGATAAAATATATGATGAGTTTCTTAAAGAATATATCTACAGAGAAAACGCCACAGACGCATTGACTAGAGCATTAGAAACATCACTTGACTGGAGTGAAGAAGCCGGAGCACCAAGTGAAGACTTCTTACGTCACGGTAACACCAATAAGCTTTGCCAATATATAGCTTCGGGTAAGATAACAGGATGGACTATATTTAATTGTGCTACAGGACACGACTTGTTAGAAAACTTAAACCAAGAGCAGATAGCTATGGTATATGACTTTATTAATCCTGATCGTTGGTCAAAGATACTGCGAGACTATCCAGGTGATACAGAATATATGAAAGAAATGTTAGGGAAAGCAGGATGGTAAAATATTCTACAGACGTAGACATAGACTTTGCTGACAGAGATGACGCACTGAAATTAGTTAAACATACTAATGCGATGCAGAAGAATGAACAAGGCATACGTAAGCATAACTCAGGTGTGTATGTAACAGATATACCTTATAACCCATTAACAGATACAGCAAGTATAGATTATCAGTCAGCAGATCAACGTGGTTACTTTAAGTTAGACTTTCTTAATGTTAATGTTTACAAGCTGATTAAAGATAACGAACACTACAAAGAAATGTCAAACAAAGAGCCCAACTGGCAGTTGTTAAAAGACAAAGACTTTATAGAAAAGGTTATACACATTGGTAATCACTATGACCTTATTAAGGACATGGAAGTAAATTCAATCCCACGTATGGCTATGTTCTTAGCATTAATACGTCCAGGTAAAAGACACTTACTAGGTAAAGACTGGGACGTTATTTCACAAGACATTTGGACAGTGCCAGATGATGATAGCTATTACTTTAAGAAAGCACATGCAGTTAGTTACGCAGTACTAGTTGCACTGCATATTAATCTACTAGATGAAAGTTTACGTACACAAGGACAGTAAAGTCCGTGACATTTGTGATATCATCGAAGAGAGATATTACAGTGTTGAGTACCTAAAGAGCCTCCCAGACAATACCGTACAAGTTATACCAATCAAGTATGACGACACCTACTTCTTAGACTATATTAAAGAATCAAATGCTACCATTGTGCTAGAAAATCTAGTTGAAGGTGGCGACACATTTATGCGTATGCTCGACAATCAAGGTCTACTTAAAGGTGCCTTAGAAGGTCGCTACGCAACGATCTCTACAGGAGAGCTACCAGAGACAATCAATAATTTTAATACAAATTATATGATGTATAAAACTGCTGAAGTTAACGAACATAACAAACATGTTGCTTACAGCAGACATGAGAGAGACTACGATTTTTTATTCCTAAACAATAGACCAAGAACACACAGAATAGAATTAATAAATCAATTAGAACAAGAAGGTCTATTAGACAACGCACTATGGACACATATCACTGAAGGCAGGCGACTACCTAGACATTATGAAAAGAATGATATTACATTTGAAAGTTTGATAGATTGGAAAAGATGGGACGCTGGAGAATGTATAACACAACAATACTTTGACACTTACTTTAGCTTACAAGCAGAGTCATCAGTTCTACATAGATACAGTATGTTTACTGAGAAAACATGGAAGCCTATTATTGCTAACCATAATTGGATTACCTTAGGCAGTGCTAACCATTATGAAGACTTACGTAAGCTAGGATATGAAGTTCCAGACTGGGAGTGGACTAGACGTGATGATTGGCGTGATAGAGTAAAAGGCTGTATAGAGCAAATTAAAATACAAAAAGAATACGGGTTACATCAATGGGACTTGGATACTAGACCTGAACGTAGACACAATCAAGATGTGTTTTGGAAACAGTACGATGAATATTATTGGACTACTAGAGAACAGCTATATGATTGGTTTAGTCTACTCGGCGGACAAGTGTAATTGATTTTTTCTTGGTTCGTTTTTTTGCTAGATTACTAAGACTAATTGTTGGTCCTGAAAGTATTTCAACATCTTTGTTAACAAATGTCTGTAGGTAAGGTTTAAACTGTGCCCATTCTTCACGTAAGAAAATATTAATTGGAATAGTTCTATTACTTTCCCACCACCATACATTAGCAAGCTCTAAGAAACGTTGTTTAAGTTTTATGTCAACAATACGCCCAAAGTCGTAAAGAGTAGTGACAGTAGCGTCTCGATTCTGTACGATACCAACGTATTCTGCTCCAGCGTAATATACCACTGTAACAAATGGATACTTGTCTGCTAACTCTTTAAAAAATTCACTGCTCATCTATCGATAAATACTCTATATGTTTACAACTCAAGTCTATTTATATAAGCAAAAGCACCAGGTGGTATTACGTGACACCACTCAGGCCCTAACATCAATGAGGTATAATCCCGTGTACGCAAAAAATTTAAAATTACACAAAGGCACAGACAATGTGCTAGTGTTTACATTCGTTAATCAGGATCAAAAACCTGTTAATAATTCTACAGCAACTTTTACATTCAGGTTAATTAATAGAGAAGGCAATGATTTAATTCTTGCAAAAACAATGACTGCGATCGATGCTACTAAAGGTACTGCGTCAGTTACTGTTACAGAACAAGACTTAGATGCAGTAGATATACAAAAAGCACACTATTCAATTGAACGCAGTTTGTCAACTAGTGATCTTAACGATGCAGTGTTTGTTGATGATCATCTTGGCGGCAGAGGAGTTGTTGAAATATTAGATTCAATTATGCCAGAGCATACTGAAAGTCAAACAGTTACTATTCCAGACTTTTTAGACAGCGAAGGTGAAACTACACACTATTCAAGTGAATGGCAAGGAACAAATGATTTACAAACCTTACAATACAAACTTAATGCCTTTACTGGTAACATACAAGTTGAAGGAGCAACATCCGACGATGAACTATGGTATAACTTAGGCAGTGAAGTTTCTTTATCAGCATCTAGCTCAACCGGATATATAAACATATCAGGCTATCACCCATACCTTAGATTACGTATTGAGGAAACAAGTGGTAGTGTTTCAGAACTAAAAGTTAGATAAATTGAATATAAAAAAATTAGCAGTATTTGGTGACAGTTGGGTATACGGTGACGAGCTAATAGACCCTACACTTGAAAATCAAGAATGCTGTTCACATCTCAACAACAATTATAGACTAAGTCATAGCTTTAGTGGACTCCTAGCAAAAGAACTTGGCGTACCCTACGAAAACTATGGCCACCCTGGTGGTAGCTTACAGAGTGCTATT